AAATTTCTTTTTGTCTTCTTTTTTTGGTTTGACTTCCTTGACTTCTTTAACTGGTTTTTCTTTTAGTTCTTCAAATCTTGAATCTTCTTGAAGTACAGATTTAGGTGCTTCTAATACTTCTCCTGATTGAAAAGTAATATGTCCTTCAGCTGTATCCTTTGTTACAGTTTCTTTTGATATATTTTTAATTTTCATTTTGGTCCTCCTGTTACAATAAATATAATGATTCCTGCCACTATTGTTGTACCTATACCTATTAGTGTTTTTATAAAATATTTTTCTACCCATTTACTAGCAAAATTGTCTGGTAGTGAAGTAAGTGTTTTTTTAATATCGCTTAAATCTTCTTTTAATGATGTATAGTGATCTTCGTTTGTATCTTTAATGTTTTTTATCTCTGTTTCAATAATCGCCATCCTTTCACCTTGAGTTTTAACCATCTTATGCCACTGTTACGTTTCCGTCGTCACTTACTTTTTTCCATTCACATATGAATCTTATTACTCCAGCTGTTATATTTGCTGTTCCTACTGTACCAATAACATCTAATCCATTAACAATTATATTTTCTACAATAACACTTGAAGCTTCCACTCCTGCGTCTGGTGATGCATCGTGCCATAATTCATTAACATCAATATCTGTTCCAGTTGTTTGCGCAATTAAAACTGCTGTATCTCCTGTTACACCAACTTCTAATGTGGATGAAGCACCTACTAATGTAGTTGTACATATAGCATACAGTTTCATTTTAACGTTCCCTGTTACTGTTAATATTGTGAATGGGTCATTTGTACCATCATGGTCCCCTATTGCATTTGGTGTTCCACCAACAAATGTTATATCTTTTTGAATTGTTTGATATCCTTCTGATGGATTATGATAAAAATTACTTGAATCGCTCATTTTGTTTTTCCTCCTTGTGTATTAAAAGAATAAAAAAAAAAATAATAATTTATTCGAATAATACTCTACTAATCTTTTCGTAACTAAGCACTAGACTTGAATCTCCACTACCTAATTGTTGTAATCCAACGTATGGAATTAAATCAATATCGTTAGTTAAAGCAGCTGTTCTATGTACTAATACATCATTAATGTAAAAATTTGCTTGTCTTGCACTGTCAATTTCAATTCTTAAATTATAACTAGTAGCTACTGCAACTGTTACTCCTGAATCAACATTTGTATCTGTTCCTGCAATACTTGTTATACATCTAAATGTAGTATTTGAATCATCTGTGCTATACCTAAAATATACTTTGTCGTCATCTGTTGCGATTATTGGTGTATTAGTTAATTTTAGTCCTGCCCAAATAAGTACAGGAGTAATAACTGCTGTAGTTCTTAATTGTACTTCCCAATTAACTTGATTTTCTGTTCCCCAAAGAACACTAGCCCAAGATGTTTGTTTAGCGTCAAGGTGTGGTGCTATAATTACTTGATCATTATCTGCACCACCTGTTTCTAATAGTAAACCACCATCAATTGTACTCCAACTAAAATCTGCAACATCTGCATTTGTTCCTAATAATTCAAAGTCTTTATTAGCTTTAACTCTTGCAGCTGTAATAACTCCATTAGCTGCAGCTGTTGCATCTGCATCACTGTAAGCAGCGTTTATAACTGCATTTGCATCTGGTATTTTATTAAAATTTTCTATTAAAGAATATCTTTCTGGTGATACTCTTAAACTACCGTCAAAAGTAATATCTTCGCTGAATGAATATGGTCCGTTTGTATAAGGTGGAGCTGCGATTCCTCCAATTACACTTGTTCTAAATCCTTTTGCTGTCATTTGTTTTTCTCCTTTGAGGTTCAATAGCCCCATCAATATTTTATTGATGTGCTTTCACCACATCGCCTCAAACCGATGTGATACAGTCATCTCTGTAAATAAAAAAATAATAAAAATAAAAAAAAATTAATTAATAACCAAGGATTACTAATCTAACTGCTACTGCTCCACCAGAGACTGTTCCAAGTGTAACGATTCCTGTTGCTTCTACCCAACTTGCATCTACTCTTGTACCTGTTACTCCAACGTGGTACGCATCAATTATCTTTGTAAACTCTGCACCTCTACCATCACTAGCATCTAATTTCGTATCATATGTATGACCTGAATTAGCTGCTGCTGATGTTTGGATGTAAATAGTTTTTAATTGTCCGTTTAATGTTTCAATCTTTTCCGCGACTACTATATCTGTCATTTTCTTTGTCCTCCTTACAAGATACCATATATTTGACTCATTGATCCTTCAAACGTGTTAGCGAATGTAAGGTATTCTTTAAGTAAATATGGGTATCTGTCGTTTTCGTCATACTTTTCTTCGTATGTTAAATCTTGTAGAACTGCTAAGAAAATGTATCTTAGATCTAAGAACAGTATTCTTTTTGAGCTTCCTGTTTGTGGCATGAATTTGTCTTTAATAAACATTACGCCATCAAAGTCGAATGCTCCTGGGATACCGAATCCTAGTACTGCTTCACTTACATTTTCTACATTTCTTTGTATGTCTAACAATAGTCCTTTGATGTAATTATGTGTAGCTGCATCTGTTACTGCTAGTGTTACATCTCCGTTTGCATTAAATGTTGTCGTAAATTCAGCTCTAAGGTTTGCAAGTGTTACACTTGCTCCATTTTTATTTGTAGTATTTGTGCTAATTCCTACAATTAAACCTGTTGGTTCTTCTACATTTGTACTTGCATCTCCGTTAATAATCATATCTTCTTCTGCTTCTCTAATAGCTTTTGTTTTGCTTGCTAAATCAAGTTGTGAAGGGTCAATAAATCCTCTCATTGCTGCAATACTTGGTCCTGTGATTCTTCCTTTAGCATATAAGTATTTAATTCCTATACTTACTCTATCGTAAACATCTACTTGATCTGCGATAGCTGCGTTTTCAACTGCCCATACTGCTCCTGCTTGACTTGTTTTAGGTATATAATCATAAGTTAAACCTTTAACTGCTCTTCTAGGAAGTATGTTTCTTAGAGGTGTTTCTCTAATTGTTCGATCTACAATTTGGTTATCTGGATATACTGGGATAAGTGCTGTGCCAGCTGTACCAGGTCCACCTGTTTGTGTATCTATACTTGCCTTAGCAAGTCTTGCTTTGTATAAAGCTTCTGTATGACTAACCCTATTCATTGGATTATAATACTCGAAGCTTTGTCCGTGAAAATCGTCTTCAGACATTTTAATAATTGAATCATCAAATGTTTTTTCGAACGTTTTCTGTACTCCAGCGAAATCTGAAGGTATGCCTTTAAACATTACTTGTGTCATTTTTTTCTTTGCCTCCTATTTATTGTGAAAAATTGGTATTTTGCCTGCTTCTAAGGCTTTATCCACTTCTTCTTTTTTCTCTACATCTAAGTTTTCAAATTCAAAGTTTCCTTTATACAAAGCTTTTTTATTTGCTTCATCCAATTTTTTCTCTGCTTCTTCAACTTTCTTTTCTGCTTCTTCTGCTTTTTCTTCTGCTTCAACTGCTGCGGCGTCTGCGTCTGATTTTGCTTCTTCAGCTTCTTTCTTTAAATCCTCGACTTGTTTATTAAGAGCTTCAACGTCTTTAACGCTTTTTTCTTTAAACTCATCGAATTCTTTTACTGTATCTTCGAATTCCTTTGTTTTGTCGTTCAAAGATTTTTGTATTTCTTCAAGTTCCATTGTGTGACCTCCTTTGTCATCTAATTTTTTAGCCATCTTAGCAACTGCTGTTACCATTCCATGTCTGTTACTTGGAATAGCTACAAAACTCGCTTCTAATAACTCAAGAGCAGTATAAACAGTTCTTTTAACACCGTCTATTGTTTTTTCAATATATTTGAGTGGAATTGCTCCAATGCTTACACCCATTTTAGCACCGTCATCTAACATTCCTTTTAGAATTTTAGCGTTTGGGTTACTTTCATAAAACTTAGGTTCTGCAACCAAAGCGTTGTGACCTTCAATTTTTACTATTTTTTTATTAGTCCATTCTCCTACTTGATTCATAATTTTGTTTTCGTGATCAAATAGAATTGCTGTATAACCATCATTATCCATAATACTTTTAAGTGCTTCTTCACCCATAATTTCTCCATCTCTGTCAATACTATCATCACTTAGAACCGCTAAATATTTTCCTTCAACGGTTTTTATTAGTGGTTGATACATAGTTATTTTGTCAGTATGAGTACTTTTATTTTTTGTCATAGTATTACCTCTTTTTTTTCTTTTATTTAAATATAATTACGATTTTTGCTTACTTATCAAAGTACACCTGCAATTTGGGTGATGATATGGGCTTTGAAATTTAAGTCCTGTTACATCATCTTCATAGAATTCGTCTAATCCAACTCCTTTATCTTTATATTTATTGTTTAGTCGTTTACAAATATCACTTGTTCTATCATCCATTGCTGCAATAGGACTTTTTTCTAGGTCTAACCCGCTTTCTTTCATTCCTTCTAGTTTACCTATATTTACGAATCTTGTAGTTTCAGTTCTAGCAATCCTAGTAGCTTGACTTAATGTACTTCCTTCAAATACGTTTTGTACACTTTTAATTAGTTCTGCTCTGGTCTTTCCTTTTGCTAATCCTTCTTCTACAGTTTTTAGTATTTTGAATTGTGTTTGTTTAGTAGCTCCTTTTATTCCAGTCCACTTTTTTCCATTAATATTATATCCTTCTAATTGTTGTTTTTCTAGTGTTCCAAGTATATCATTAAAATTATTTGTGAATCCTATTTGAACTTCTAATTCTTCTTCCATTGCATCAATGCCTGATATTAAAGAATCTTTGATTAGTTTCCTTATTTTCTTTTGGAATGGAAGTGTATTAACTGTATTCATAAGAACACTTACAAAATCTGGAAATGTTCCTTGTGCTTTTTCCATATCAGTTTTTTCTAATTGAGCTACCACTTTTTTTTCCCATAACTCAACTGTTTTCTCCATGAAATCAGTGTAGTCTTCTGCTTCTTCAACTATTTCTGTTCCTGGTTCTATTTCGTCATTAAATGATTTCTCTTTTTCCTTTTTGGGTTTTTCATTTTTAGGTTTATTTTTATCTGGTAAAGTTTGAGCTTGTGCTTGATTGTTTTGGAATTCCATTTGTTCTTGTGCTTGTCTTGCATTAGTAACATTGCTTGGTTCGTCTCCGCCTTCAATTGGTTCTCTTCCCCTTGCTTTTCTGTATTCATTAATAGTCATTGTTCCTTCAGCTATTTCTTTCATTGATTGATCAAACTCTATTTGTTCTGCTGCGTGATCTTTAGGTTTAAATGAGAATTTAATTTTTGGTATTTCTTGTTGTAATAATTCTGGCATAACATATTTATTTATTGTGTCTTCAAGTAATTTAAGGAATGGCTTAATAGCGTTTTTAACTGTTACTCTTTCTTGCCCTGCTTGATTGCCTTGATTAACATTTTCGTGGAATCCTGCTTCAACTGGACTTACACCGTATACACCGAATACTAAATGAAAATACCATTTTTGTCCATCTAACCATTCCATGTCTTTGTTTGTTAAACTAAAAGCATTAAATTTGGCGTCTGTATTATGCCAGATTAATTTATGTGGTTTTCCTTTTACTTGATCCATCCACATCTCTTTAAATTGTTTCATAGATTCAGCGTTTGCACCAGGTAAACTTATCATTCCATCAGGAAAAGCATTATTTTTAAAATAATCTTTATTGAACCTAGTGCTTTGTATTAATAACTCTAGTATTTGTTGTATGCTTTGAATTGGACTAAAACCATATAATTTATAGGATCTCTTATTCATCATGTTATATGCTATTTCGTCTGGTTCAAATCTTAAAGGACTACTTCTTGGATTCTTCCAACTGTATTGATAATAAAATTTTACTCTTTTAAATATATCTATTTGTTTTAAAAATGTTGCTGGATCACCGTTCTTTACTTCTAGTAATTCTCTTTGACCAAAGGGTTTTAGAACTGGTCTTGTTTCTACTCCTATTTGTGTGCCTAAATCGTCTTCTACTGGTACTTCTTTCATTTCATAACTATCAACAGTGAATACTTTTACCCAAGTCATAGCATCTATTTCGCCTATGTCAGTGATGCTTTCATTACATAAGTCAATTATGTTTCCTCTTTGTTCATCTATTTTATTAAAGAATTCTTCTGCTTTTTGTTTGTCTGCTTCATTTGTATTTTCGCTTTTTTCATCTACGTTTTCTATTTCGTATGGTACTGACATGATCTCTTTTTTAATTGTGTTTAAGACCATTTGTACCCATGGACTTTTAGCGAATTTTCTTATCTCTAAATAATTAATTCTTCTTGGTTGACCTATTCTTGCTGTAAAGAACCATTCTGGAAATATTGGTTGTCGTACTAAAGCACCATTGAATTCTGATCCTTCTCCGCCGTTACCTAAGTTATTTGTTAGTGCTCCACCTACTAATTGTTTTTCAGTGTTTTTAGGCAAATTATCGAGAATGTTATCTATTTCCAGAAAAGAGTTTTTAGCCATATATTATTTTTATATTTTTATATTATTTAAATATAATTAAAAAAAGAATAAAAAAAGGTGTTCGCCCAGCAACAAACCAATACGTAGAGAACACCAACTGTATTCTCTGACTTTTCTTTCTGTCTCGAAATTGGTTTGTCTTTACTTATTTAAGGTCAGATTTGAACTGTTGATTCGTCTTTACCAAGTGGTCTTGTCAGACAGCCATAAACAAGTGCTGTTTAGCGATTAAATAATTATTTCCAAGGATTACTAAAAATACAATCATTATAAACCTTTTCACTAATAGTAACTGCTGCAAGTTTTTCAGCCACATCCTTATGCCTACCAAACTTATTTTGAAGTTGAGCCATACGTTGCGCGTTATTAGCATCTTTACTAATAGCTGGGTCTTCCTTGTAATCAGCGTCTACTTCTAACTTTAAACCAGGCAACAATTCACTAATAAAACCTTTAATATATGAGTCTTGTGTTGTTTGCGCCCAAACCTTAAATTTAGTGATATCAACAAGTAAAGGTGAAAGTCTATTTATTTCACTATTAATATGTTCTATTTCGTTTGCTTTAGTCACCAAATCATTTTTTGCGTTTGCAATCATTTTTGTTAATTGATTAATGTTTTGTAATATATCTTTGCTATTCAATTCTTTATCTGGTACATCTTCTTTTACTACAACTCTGTTTCCTTTCAACACAAATCTTTTTGTTTGTTCTACTTTATCTGCCATTATTCTCCCTCCACGAATACTTCCATGTATCCAGCTTTCCTATACTCAAAATATTCAACTACTGTTTTTTCTAGTATTGGCGCAGCATTTACTAATCTCTTTTTTTCATCTATAATAGCGTATTGTTCATCTATTACTTTATTTCTTTTTTCGTCTTGTTTATATACACCGTAACTTATTGTTCCATAATTAGGGTTTGTTAGTACTGGTGCTAATCCTACAACGTGGTATTCTGGTGTTTCTGTTATGTGAACAAATTTTGATCCTCTAGGGATTTTTCTTGTTACTGCTTGACTTTCTTTTTGTATTTGTGTTGCTCTTTTTCTTATTCTGCTTAGTACTGGCATTTGTTTGTCTTGTTCTGTTTCTCCTGGTATTGCAAATGTTTCTTTTTTTGGTTGTACAAACGTTTTTTTTGATGGTTCCATTTTTCCTTTTGTTTGTACTTGTACTTTTATTGTTTTATCTTCTGCTGTTACTTCTTTTATTGGTTTATTTGTTTGTGTTTCCATTTTGTTTCTTTGCTCCATAGTGAACTGTTTGTCTACGAGTTGCACTAATACTTTTTATTATTTTTGCGTTGTATTCTTCTCTTTTAATTATTTTTGTTAATGCTTTACTTATTGTTGGTAAATTCATTTGTCCTTCAAATATTTTTGTTAGTTGTTTTGAGGTATAATATTTTCCTGGGTTTGAATCAAAAAATATCATTATGTCTTCTTGACTCATTCTTTTCTCGTGCAGTATTCGCAGTTGCATTTGTGTTTCTTTTTTGTTTTAAATAATTGACTTTGGTCCTTCATAATCCCAACTCCTTAATTAATTCAGTTGTTTGGAAGTGTTCACAGCAACCACCAGGGCAACTATTATTTAATTTCTTTATTGCTTCTTTTATTGTTTGTTTATGAATCCAATTATCGTTAAACAATTCTTGTAATTCTTTATTATCCCAAAACTCTAATATTTTCTTTGTATCTTCTTCAAATGTCATATTTCTAGTCCTCCCCCCACTGCAACAAAAACCTCCATTTCAGCCCTCTCCAAAGCATAACCAAGAGCAATAGGAATATCACCATGAACACCAACCTCAACCAATTTACCATCTTGTCTAGCATAAGTAGTACACTCAGCTAATATCATTTGTGCAATCTCTTTATCATAATCAGTCTTATAAGGAATAATAATACGATTATTCTCAAATTGAGTAGCCAAACGATCAATCATAGATGCTTTACCAACAGTATGACGTTTACCATCAAAATCAGGATCCCCACTCTTACTATACTTCTTTTTAGCTGGATCTGAACCAGCAGTCCAAAACAATGTAAATGGAAAATCATAATGTTTTAATTCAACACTCATACTTCTAATACTGTTCTCTTCTAAAGCATTATCTTTATAATGATTAATACCTTGTAAATACTCTAAATAATCGAATTGTTGAGTTGTACTAAGACCTTTCTTTATAAAGCATTGAATTATAGTATACTTATTTTCTTTCTTACCTATACCTACATAAGCAGATTTATCAGCAGTAATACGATCACTAAAAGCAAAGTCTACCCCTTGTACTTTAAAATCATACTTATCTTGTAATGCTTCACTTATACTTAAAGATTCATCAAAACATTTTATTACCCATTCTCTTTTAATAAGACTGGCTGTATCATCTACTGGGTTATTTAAGTATTCTGATTGAAAACTTGTACTACCTATTTCTGTTCTTATGTCATATAATATTTGTTCATTATATAAAGCTGGAAATAATATTGTTGCTGGGTTTATGTCTTGTGTTCCTGGGTAATAATCGCAAGCTCGATATATTTTTCCTTGTCTTAACTTAATTTTATGTACTAATTGGCTATCGTGATGTAAGATTGTTCCTACCATTTTAGTGAATCCACCTACTGCTAAGGCTGGTATTATTTGTTTATTTAACTTATCCTTATCCTTAGCACGCAATACTGGATTAATTACTCTTTCATCATTCTCAATATCATCAAGAATTATAAGGTCAGGCCTGAAATTACCGTGCTTCAATCCCCTGATATTCTTTTCAAAACTCAAAGCCATTATACGAATACCATTAACATCAAACACGTCTTCCCTGTCCTTACCACTGTCAACGTCAAGTATATGTTTTATTCTTGCTTCACCATAAATAAATTTGTACATCTTATTATTTTTAATTTCGTTAGTGACTGGTTCTAAGAATTCAACGCTTTTAGCGTGATTAGCACTAGTATAAACAATGTACTTATTTTTCTTATAAGCTATCTTATGTAACACAATTCCTTGTCCTACCTCTGTGCTTTTACCGTGTCCTCTTGGAGCTGCAACAGCACTATGCCTGTCTTTCATAAACTCATGAGCTATTTCATGGTGGAATGGAGCGAATGGTTTTGTGAATGCGTGTGGTAAGATGAATCTACAAAATGTTTCGAAGTTTTCTTCGAAGCTTAATAAGTAGTGTAGGTATCTTCTTATTGTTCCTTTTGTGTGTTTGCTGTTTACTATTGCTATGCAGTCATCAACACTTACTTTAATGTTTTTTATTTCCTTACCTCCTCTAATAACTCAAACAAACCATCCTTCTCCGAACTACTCAAAGAAACATCCATATTAAAATTAGCATTCAAATTAATACGCTTATCACCATGAATCATCTTATAAATCTCCTTATAAGTATTAGCCAAAGGCAACATCATCTTCTCATCAGCCAAAGGCTTAATACTATCAACATAATCAAGAATATCAAGAGCCATAACTTGACTATTACTTGCTCTTTCTAACAAATATTTAGGATCCTCACTTCTTAATTGCCCTTTTTTAATTCTATTTTTTATTGCTACAAGTTGCTGAGCGTCTTTCTTAGCTTGGCTCTTTACTAGGCCGCCTTTTCTTCCTATTCGTTGTGCATCTTCTTTAGAACGTATTGGTATTAGATTTAGTTTTCCTATTTGTCCGTTACCCATTGTTTTGTTCTCCCTTTTAAGTATAAAATTTGATTAGGTTATTTGTGATTATGTGACTTGTAGGGCGGGGTGAAGGGTATGAATAAACCTTTTTTGTCACCCTACAAGCAGTTACTTGTTAAATCCACATAAAAAACTTTTCTTTTAATTATATTTAAATACTAGGTACTTCTATTTATAAAGCTTATTATTCTTATTTATATATACTCTTATATAACTTGATAGTAGTTCTTTTATTACTTGTTTTGCTCCTATTCTTCCGTTGCACCAAAATACTGGTATTCCGTATTTAATATGTATCGTCATTACTATTTTTGCTACT